AAATTGCAAATGCGGTTTAAGACCCCGTGCGGTTAACTATAAGAAAAACAACAGAGTCTATTATCGTAGCCTCTGTGAGATCTGTATGGCACACGGAGTTAATCATGGGATACCCCGCTGGTTTAGAGCAGGGTATAGGATGAAGTCACAATGTGATCGTTGTGGATTTAAGAGTGTACACCGTGACCCGTTTAGGGTATTTCACGTTGATGGCAATCTAGATAATTGTCGCCCTGCAAATTTAAAAACTGTCTGTGCTAATTGTGCTCAGGTATTAGCCAAGGACGGAGTTAACTGGAAGCAGGGAGATCTCGTTGCTGACTATTAGTTTGGCCTGTTGATACAGGTCGTCAATTGATCGATTGTTGTCAATGATAGTATCAAAATCTGTTCCGACCCAGGCTGTTTCACTGGCGTGAATTTTGCGCATTTTAAGATCTTGGACTGCATAGTTGTGTCCTAAATTGGCTTCAATGGCAGTATCATACCAATCAGGTAATTCGCCTCGTTGTACCCATACAATTTTTCCACCAGCATCTCGAATACTTTGTATTTCGTTAGGAAAGCGGCAATCACTGATCACTACATTGTCTTTGCTGTTACGGAGTTTGTTTTCTAGGCTGGCTATCCATATATCATCATGAAATGCTTTACGACAAACTTCTGTACCCCAGTATTGTAGTACCCAACGTGGAGTTAGTGTAGGCATTGCTAGTCGTTCAGCCCACCACGGATCCACTTGTTCTCGCCATTCACGAGCTTCTTTTGTACGACCTTCTAGCAAAGTTCTGTCCCAACCGAACACTGCTGCCACTGCATCTTTAAGAGTGCTGGCAAAACTTTCGCGTCTAAATTCGTGGAAGTTAACAAGGTAATCAGCAACTGTATCTTTTCCGCTGCCAATGAATCCGCATATTCCTATAATCATAAATGTCTCCTATAAGACAAGTATACTATAGAATAATTACAAGGTCAAATCTGTTTAACCAATTATGAAACTGTAACCAGATCCACCGGATACCAGTGTTTCTAATTCTTTAGTTAGTCTTTCCAAATCAGTCTGCGCTTCGGCTTTCATAGCTGCACCGTTTAGTGAGCTACCGCCTTGTGGGCCGGCAATTTGAGCAAACTTTTCACGGGCTTGTCCTAGCATCATCTTGCAGTTGGCTAGACTATAATCTTTTATCCATTGTCCTGCATAGGTATCATTGATGATAGCAAAGTCTGGACGAGTGTTATATACCCATAACATTACTTCTTCGTCACCACGGGGCCGTTGTTGAATAATCAACTTGCGATGTGTTGGGTGCCATGTAAAGTTGATAAATGATCCAAACATCTTACCTACTAGTTCCTGATACTGACTGAACAATTCATAGGTTAGTAGGCCGCCCATGTTAGTCGATGACAACAAATAGGTATTAGTGTAGGCAAGGTTGAACGGTTCAAACACTGTGCCGCCGGTGCCGTTGCCACTTCTCGAACCAACGCTGCGTCTAAAAATTTGTCGAACCTGCTGTATTTCTTTTGGAAGAATATACTCATTAGTATCTTGTCTTAGCGTCATAAACGCATAGCTTTCTTCTACTGAGTTATCACTTCTTTGTCGAAACACCGCTAAACTACGAGCTAGTGCTATTTCGTAATGCTGTGGGTCTAGTTCAATATCGATCATGCCGTCACCCAGCATGAGTTTGCAGTAGTCGTAGACTTCTTTTTTGGCTTGATCTATTTGGTTCATACAACTATTTATCGTAGCGGTAAATATACTACTATGCCAAGACTCAGCTTATACCGCCCAGAAAAGGGCAACGATTACAAATTCATTGACAAATCCGTTTGGGAAATGTTCCAAATTGGCGGTACTGATGTGCTGGTTCACAAGTATGTTGGGCCCGGAGCCGCTACACAGGGCGATACTCCGAGCACTCCAAACTACGGTACTTCTAACGAAACGCAAATTCAAGATCTGTTGTTTTTAGAAAACAGAGATCGCAAGTACGATCCAGACATTTATCTGTTGCGTGGAGTTTATAACCTAGCAGATATTGATTTTAATCTAAGTCAATTTGGCCTGTTTTTACAAAATGATACTATTTTTATGACTTTTCATATCAACGATACTGTGGAAAAAATAGGTCGTAAGATCATGAGCGGTGATGTTATTGAACTGCCGCACCTAAAAGATGAACATGCCTTAAACAATTTACAATTTGCTCTCAAACGATTCTATGTTGTTGAAGAAGTTAATAGGGCCGCAGAAGGATTCTCAGTAACTTGGTATCCGCACCTATATCGTGCAAAATGTAAACCACTGGTTGACAGTCAAGAATTTAAACAGATACTTGATGGGGTTGCAGAAGAAGGCAGTAATACCACACTGCGCGACATCATGTCAAATTATGAAAAAGAAATGCAGATTACTGCTGCGGTGCTGGATCAAGCAGAAGCGGATGCTCCAAAGAGCGGATTTGATACTACACAGTTTTATCACTTGCAACGAGGTCCTGATGGTAATCCTCAACTGATCAGTGCTGATCTAGAAACAACTTTTATCACAGACAATCAACCGCAGGCCACTGATGAGAATGGTGCTCCGCTATTTGACACTGAAGGTAATCCGATATATGCAGGTGTTACTGCTGATCAAACTTATAGAACTATTGAGCGTGGTGGCTATGGAGAAATAAACGGCAATACAGATACTTGGTTGGCAGACGCAATCCCTGCCAATGGTGCTAGATTTACTGCTGGTATTGCTTTTCCAGCAACACCACAGGAAGGGCAATTCTGTCTACGAACAGATTACTTGCCTACTCGACTGTTTAGATACAGCGGTACACGCTGGATCAAGATTGAGGACAATGTGAGGATGACCATGAACAACTTAGGCGCTAGCGATGTTGGCACCGGCGATAGATTTGTTGGCAAAGATGTTAGACAAACACAAAAAGCATCGTTTGTTAACAATCCTAACCAAACAACAATTAACGGTAAGGTGGTTAAAGAGAAACAGAGCTTGTCAAAAGCTCTTAGACCAGAGGCGGACGAATAATGGACTTTCACTACGACGGTCAAATACGCAGATATGTAACACAGTTCATGCGTGTGTTTATTGGATTTAAATATCAAACGGGCGATAAAGAAGAACGACTAGTACCTGTTATGTACGGTGACTTGACTAGACAAGTGGCCAGTATCATCAAAGATAACAGCGAAAACAAAATGCCTACTGTTCCCCGTATTTCTTGTTATATCACAGGATTAGAATTAGATACCAGCAGACTAGCAGACAGCACATTTGTTAGTAAGGTAAATGTACGAGAACGCACCTATGAAGATGTTGCAGGGCAACGAGTATATGGTACTGAACAAGGTGCAGGGTATACTGTTGAAAGACTGATGCCAACTCCGTTTAAGCTGCGAGTCAAAGCAGATGTGTGGACATCTAATACAGATCAAAAACTGCAATTGCTTGAGCAAATATTAATTTTGTTTAATCCAAGTCTTGAAGTTCAGACCACAGACAACTATGTTGATTGGACTAGTCTCAGTGTAATCTATCTTACCAGTACCAATTTTAGTTCTAGGTCAATACCACAAGGTACAGATACAGATATAGACATTGCCAGTTTAGAATTCGAAATGCCTATATACATCAGTCCTCCTACCAAAGTCAAGAAGCTAGGTGTTGTTCGTGCAGTTATCAACAACATGTTTACCAATACAGGCGATGCAGTTAACATCAACAATTTAATTTATAATGACGGCGATCTTCAAACCGCAATTGAATACAAACGCTACGGAATTGTTATGCTCAAAGCAGACAACGGTGTTGCTGGAGATTACAATATCAGTATTGTTGATGTTGGACAGGCTGTACTCGACGCTGGTCTAGATTTACCTCCTGAAAAGATTGGTAAGAAACTTGACTGGCAGTTGGTATTAGATCAGTATGGTGGTTATAAACAAGGTGTTAGTAGAATTACTTTTAAACAACCTAATGGTAGTGAACTAGTTGGTTCTATCGCTGTTAACCCTATAGATCCTACTCTGTTAGTTGTATCTATGGATATGGATACTGTTCCAGGCAACACTTTAATAACCACAGGCAGATATCCCGATAACACAGTTTATACCAGTGTGCGTTCAGCAAGCAAAGGCACAATAGATGCTATTATTAATCCCTATAACTTTAATCCCCTAACCACATACGGATCAAAAGCAAATTATCCTGTTGGTTTGAGATATCTAATGTTGGATGATCTAAACATGTTCCTTGCACCAACTCGGGCGGCCAGCATCGCTACCAATATCATTGACACTGACATAGATTATTATAGAATTGTTAGACCAGATCAACGACAAAAGGCCAGTGCTTCTAACTTGCCAAGAAGTTACAGCAACATATATCAAACCAAAGTGTATGTTAACGGCGTTGAAGTAGGATTTACAGAAGTTGAAGATGGTGGATTATTTGAAACTTTTTCGTCAACCAGTTACAGAACAGTGTCAGGCAAGTATAAAATACGACTGAATGAATTTCCTCCGCTAGAAGACAGCAATGGCGATGCCAGTGTTATAAAATATACCATTGAGAAATATACCTATCCAGACTGGTTCTCAGAAGGTGATGATCCCGATACCGAAACTGTTGAAACTGATGTCTACTTGCCAGGTAAGCCAGAGCGTAGTTCAGGACCAACTGCTTGGAAAAATCTAGACGATTCAGATACCTACATCAAGGCCAACAGCATTATTGAATGGAATGGCAGTCGTTGGGTCAGTGTTTTTGATCCGGAAGAAGTCACAACCAATCTATATATTACTAATCTACGAACTGGTATACAATATAAATGGGATGGAGTTCAGTGGTTGAAATCCTTTGAGGGTGAGTACTTGCCAGGATCTTGGAGATTGACTCTAAATCCGTAATAAGTACTGGATGCAACAACGAGCCGGCTTATTATTTCTAGCAAGGACCACAGGAAGAATTCTGCTTATTCTACAGGATGAAAAGTGGACTGTACCTACATTTGCTAGATCTGCATCACTGTTAGAAGATGCAGAGGTGTTGCTTAAAGATTATCACTCAGGTAGAATACTGCCTATTGAGTTATACCTCAGCGAAGATCGTGGGTTTGAATACGGAACCTATGTTTGTCTAGTTGCTGACGAGTTTTTAACTCAAGCTGTACCAACCCTAGCATGGTGCGGTCTAGATTATCTCCCCAAACAACTACACAGTGGGCTCAAGACCACATTAAATAATCAGCTGATACGCACAAAAATTGATACCATAATGGAGTTAGAAAATGCTGAACACTATAGAAAATAGCGAAGTATTCAAAAAAGAATTTTACATGTTTAGTGAAAGAATTTTACGGATTCAAGATGAAACTGTGAAAAAAGAATTAAGTTCAAAGTTAAATGAACTGTTAAAAGAAGTTCGACAGATAGACAGTCAACATAGAGATAGCTTTGACAAAAAAACAGTTTCTTCAACAGTTCCTGAATCAAGAACCAAACTAATGGAACTACGAAGATACTTAGATACAAGGTTAAAAGAAGTTAATTAAACCATAAAATTAAAAACACCGTTATCAGCCTTATAAATACACCATTATAAACTGAGCATAGAACTTAAGGAGAAATAATGACCAGTAAAATTCAGCCTAGCGGCGATAGAGTACTTGTTAAAAAAATAGAAGATGATAATAAAACTAAAACCGGATTAGTTTTACCAGACGATGTTAAAGAACGCCCTACTAAAGGTGAAATCTTAGAAGTAGGCGAAGGCAAAACTAATGACGACGGAAAATTGTTACCTATAGGATTTAAAAAAGGTGATTTAATAATCTACCCCAAGTACTCAGGACACCCAGTAAAAGTTGACGGTGAGGAATTTTTAATCCTCGACAGTAAAGAAATTTTAGCAATTTTAAAGGAAGAAAACTAATATGCCAATTAATCCACGGGTGGTTAATACCGGCCCAGAAACTAAAAAGAAACTAATAAACGGTGTAAACATACTAGCAAATGCTGTAAAGTCAACACTTGGCCCAAAGGGCAGAAATGTAATTATTCAAAGAACTTACGGTCCACCTCAAGTGACCAAAGACGGAGTTACAGTGGCTAGAGAGATCTTTCTTCAAGATCCGTTAGAAGACATGGGCTCTCGATTAGTTAAACAAGCCGCTAATCAGACCGCAGATGATATTGGTGATGGTACAACCACTGCTACAGTACTGGCTCAAGCAATGATTCGCGAAGGATCTAAGTATCAAGCCACTGGTATCAGTGGAGTTAATCTCAAAAGAGGAATTGATAAAGCTGTCGAAATTGTAGTCGAGGGGCTAGGAAAAATTAGTAAGCCTTGCGATACAGCAGAAACAATAAAAAATGTTGCAACTATATCTGCAAACAGCGACGAGAAAATGGGACAGATTATTGCAGATGCTTATACCTCAGTAGGCCATACTGGTGCAATCAGTGTTGAAACCAGCACACAGTTAACAGACGAACTAGTGATTGTTAATGGTTTACAATATGATCACGGATACTATTCTCCGTACTTTATCAATTCTGATAAACAAAAATGCATACTAGAAAATCCCTATATTTTAATTTTAGATAGACCTATTCTAAATATTAATGATTTAGTTCCTATTCTCGAAAAGTTAGCTGAATCTAAGCGACCATTTTTAATCATGGCTGAGCAAATCAATAACGATGCCTTGGCTACGCTGGTATTGAATAATGCAAACGGCCATATTAAATGTTGTGCCGTACGATCGCCTGACTGGAAAGGCGAAAAAAGGAAATATCTCATTGAAGATGTTGCAGTACTTACTGGAGGAACTGTATTTTCGGATGAAAATGGCAAGCGACCCGAAAATGCTGTATTAGAAGATTTGGGCCAATGTAATCGAATTGAAGTTACTAAAGACTCCACAACCATTATTGGCGGACATGGTGATAAGAGTAAAATTTCTTCTAGGATTTCTTCTATACAACAAGAAATTGAAGATTTAAGTATTGGCCCAAAAACTTTTACCAAGGTTGACATGGAAGCAAGAGTATCGAAATTGCTAGGAGGCGTTGCTCTAATTAGAGTAGGTGGCGCAACCACTCCAGAAATAAATGAGAAAAAAGATCGATATGACGATTCATTACATGCTACTAGAGCTGCCATGAAGGAAGGTGTTGTAGCCGGGGGTGGAGTGGCATATGTTCGACTTATTAAACTGTTAGAAAATTTTGCAACAGGAAACAAAGAACAAGATGCCGGAGTTAAAGTTGTCATTGACTCGCTATCTGAACCGCTAAGACAAATTGCCGAAAACTCAGGTGATAAGCCCGATGTGGTTATAGACAAAGTGTTAAATTTAGAATCAGATTGTGGTTACGATGCTTCAAACGGACAATTTGGTAATATGTTTGATATAGGTATTATTGATCCAACTAAGGTAGTTAAGACTGCGCTGATTAATGCAAGTTCAGTTGCAGGACTATTGTTAACAACCGAATGTGCAATATATGAAATACCTCCAAAGGTAGACGATATTAATCAACCCGGAACATCTGCAGGTCATGAATTACCACCTCACTTTAATAACTAACCATTAACTAGAAGTGAAAAAGCGGAGCAATGCTCCGCTTTTTTCTTGAATAAATTTTTTAATTTATGGTTTTGTAGGCCAAGTAATTTCGTATGGAAATCCTGCTTGATCAGGAACTGCTCTAAGCGCCTGCCTATATGTGCTCCAAGCCGATTTTTGTGGCGCAGTTAAGCTACTTGATGATTCGGTCCAATCTGATTTTAGTAAAAGACTATCTCTTTCTTCTCTAGCTTCAAGTTCTAACTGAGTTTGTGTTTTTGGGTGCTTAGGGTAATTTGTTGGGGGGAAAGGAACTTCACCAAATTCTCCAGAATTTAATCGAGTCCACATTTCTCGTTGAAATGCTTCGGCGCCTACTCGGTGTGCATAGAATGGCACAGCAAAAGAAACTTCTGCAAACTTAATATGACAGTAGATATCATTGTCAAGATCTGTGCCTCTCTGTATAATAGAGACTGATTCAATTGTAAGCGTATTCATTTATTTCTCCGTAGACCATTTGTTATTGTATTTATGTTTTTTTAAAAATATTTAGGCACATTTATTTAAATTTAAAGCCCAATCCTGGCCGTTTATCGTAGGCATATTCTGGATAGTACGGGCCATCCTTGTTGATATAGTGTAAAAATGCTTGAACTTGCCAACTTCCTTTATCAGCAACAAACGGATCTCTCCAATGCTCTACTTCGCAACCGCGATATACAATAATATCTCCTGGTTTTTGCGATAGCATTTTTCCAATATTATTTATCGACGAAACTTCTTCTATAATATTAAGGTTTGTGCCTACGTACATCCCCCAATTATAGTCCGAAGGAGCGTTAACATAGTTATAACCTAGACATACAGTTGTACTGATTTCACAACTAACTCTATCAGTGTGTTTTTCTAGTGTCATCCCCGGACGGTACACTCTAAAATAACTGTAAGTAGGACATAGTTCTAATCCGGTATGCATTTCCATATGCGGTTTCATAAAAATCATTAATGTTTCCATTAATAAATCTCCATAAACCGAATGAGCAAATGGAACTTGCCCTTCTGCTTCTTCTTTAAGAGGAGCGACTGATTCTTGCAACAATGCATATTGTGCTACTAGGTTGCAGACTTCGCGAGGAATTATACTTTTGAGATCTAAATATGAATTTTTTTTAAATAATTCTGGATTATTCATTTGAACGGATATCCTAAATTCCATGCTACTAAACTGTATCGAGTCCCTTTTGTAACCGGTGTTACTTGATGGTATACATGAGACGGAAAAACTATTATAGAGCCTCTTGGTCGTATTTCTGCACATTCGTGATATCTATCTTCTCTGTGCGGGCCTAGATCAAATTTTAAATTACCGCCTTCATAAGTAGCTGGATCACTAAGACTAATTGTAACGCTTAATTTTCTAATTTTTCCAGCTTTTAACGGATTATCAATCAAGTGAGCTGCTTCGGGAACAAATGATCCATCACCGGCCAATAAAGGAGTCCCATCTTCATTTAATTTAAATTTATGTATAGTTGGATCAAACAATTCATATTTGTCAGCTCCTGAATCAGCATGCCATCCGTAGAATTGATTTACTCCATATTTTGTAAACTGGAGGTCCTCTGTAAAATCCCAATCGAAGTTCCAGCCGGCTAATTTATTTGCTTCATGAACATATGGCCAGATCATGTTGTATAGCCGTGGGTCATTAAGCCAAGCAACATTAGAATCTCTCACGTGCATATTGTTTAAACTGTTACCACTTTTTGTGATGTCTTCGACGGTGCTATCAGCAATTGTTATTGTATTGGTTTTAGTATCTAAAGATTGTTTATGCTTCCAATCTCCGGTAACTCCATTGACTGCTGCATCCCCATAATCCTGGCGAGCTTTATGCATTGTTTCTAAACCAAGCTCTAAAATTGATTCGCAGACTTGATCAGATAATGCACTAACAAAGTACCAATAATTATAAGGCAGTATCATCTAAAAATTGTTCCGTGGATATGACCCACAATAATATTTTTATGACCAGAAGTAACTTCTTTTATTCTGTATGGCAAGAACGACGGAAATACTATCAATGAGCCAACCTCATTGATATTACTGGCTGAAGTATCAGTATTTAGAAATTCAATTTCTCCTCCAGTATATTCCGATGAATCATTTAAATTAATAATAAAACTAAGTTTTCTAGTTGCCGCCATTGGAGTAATGTCAATGTGCCAATTGTAAAAATCTCCGGTTGAATATTGATATACTTGTGGGAAATCTTGATCAATAATTCCTAAAAGTTTGAAATCATAAACTTCGTCATTGGCTTGTTTAGTTACTGCTCTAATATTTTCAAAAGGAAAGCCGGCAACTTCACCTCTAAGTTTCTGCCTTTTAGCGCGGTGTATATCACCATCGCCTATAACTCTTGCATCTAAATATAAATCTTCAATGCAACTTTCTAGTATTTTATTACAATCTTCTTTAGAAAATAGCATAGCTTTATTCATTGACATAATGTCTAACGATGCTAGTTTTGCTATGCCAACTTCTAAAGATTGCGGCTCCAGTGTAAATTCGGTATTATTTTCCATAAGTGTCTCCTATACATACTTATAATTTTAGATGGTGTCAATTAAAAATATTGGTATTTCATATTATGATTGAGGTCTCTCCACACTCCGATAGGGAAAACCAAAGAAGTGTTGGTGTCCAATGCAGGGTCTGCTTGCTTCATAATAGTAATATGTTTTTTAAATCTATCACTGTTGTCTAACACATCTTTGCATTTTTTTGTTGTTTTGTTCCAAAACGGAGAAGTAAATTTAGAACCACCATGATACATATAGCATATAAACAATTCATAATCTTCAGCTAATCCGTGTAAAAAAGAGTTTGCTTGATCTTCAGTAACTTGTTTAGTAATCACTACTTCAAAAAATAGTCTTAACACATTATCATAAAACCAACTGCTCAGTGCTTCTATAGGTTCGTAAAATAATGCCATATTTCCATTTTTTATTATTCTGCCATCAATAAACTTTTTTGCCTTATAATTGTTAAATGAAAATTCTCTTAAATTTAAATCTTCTTTGCGTGTTTTAAATATGTCAGCAATATCATTGATCGCTTCTTCTCGTGAAGTAATTGTGTCATTGTAAAGATAACCCCATCCTTGACGAGTTTGTAGAGGAATTCCAAACATCCAACCGTTGGCATGGGCTTGATGATAGGTATAACTCCAGTTACCTGCTTCTTTAATGGTGTGTACCAAACAGTGATTTACCGGTATGCTATCAACAGTAATATGATCGTTTGAGTTTTTAGGAAAGCCTCGGCAATCTATTACATAATCAAAATCATGACTTTCATTGTTAGATAATGTTACAGTAACACTATCAACTCGATTGTGCATGGTTATTATTTCACCTTCAATTGTTAAAAAACGAGTATTCCATTTTTTCTCAAATTGTTTAAATGCAAATTCTTTTAAAGAAAAATTATTAAAATGCATAGCATAGTAAGGCGGTGGAATTTTTGTAAAGAAATTATCTTCTCTCCAATTTACATATTTTACCCCGTGCTTCGCTGTCATATCCAACTCGTCGGGCATATCTAAAAAATTTAGTCCAGTTGCATAAAATAAAGTTTGTGGTATTTGTGTTGAAGTGCTTTCGCCTATCCCTAGCATTGGGATGTTAGGATCATAGATCGAAGTTACTTGCCAGTCTTTAGGAAAGAATGCTAGACAATGAGCTAGCGATAAAATCCCAGCAGTTCCTGACCCTATTACAGCTATTTTCATCTAAAGTATTCTTTCAATCTATCAATTTCACTTGCATGGTGCCGACTCCAAACGTGTCTATATTTTTCATTTTTTAAATAAGTGTCAATCACAATGTTTTCAGCTTGATCTTTGTTGTACTTGATTTTTCTAGGTGCTACGGGAACGCCCATTTGTATCAGCCAAGCAGACCAGTTAACACCATCAAACACAAATTGAAATTTTCCAGAGTGTGGAATGCTGACAGAAGGGTCAGCTAACTGTTCAATAAAATGTAACATTTTTTTAGATGGCGTAAAAGTGTTTTTTACATAAGACCAAAATTTTGTATCTCTATCATTGTCTGCATAGTGCATACTGACAAAATCTACACAGTCTTCAAACTGTATTTTCATTTGTAAATTAAAAAAGTCAACATCCTCTTTAGAATAATACTGTGTACGCATAGCATTACTTAAATGCGCCACGGCACTGGTAATTAAAGCAATTCCTGTACTTTCCAAAGGTTCAATGAATCCTGCACTTAGTCCGATAGAAACAATATTGCCACTCCACATATCTTCATTATAGAACGGAGTCCAATCGATAACTTTACAGTCTTCTTTACTAATCCTATTGTCCCAATAGTTGACAAAATATTCTTTGGCTTCTTCGATGTCAGTGATGTTTCTATTAAAAACTAGTCCGCTGCCAATTCTAGACGAAACCGGAATATTCCATATCCATCCGTGATCAACTGCTTCAGAAATCACATATGGCTGTAGTTCATTATTTCTGTCTTTATAGGGAACATGTCCTGCAATTGCAGTATTACAAAATAATCGACCTTCTAAATTAATACGCTTGTTGGTTTTTTTAAGCAGGCCGTTGAAACCAGTGCAGTCTATAAATAAATCTGCAGAAATAATTTCGTTATTTTTTAATTTCAAACTTGAAATATTTTCATTGTCATACACAATATCAACTACTTCTGATTTGATTAATTTAACTTTATTTTTTAACTTCTGTTGTACAAATTGCGCCAACTTAGAACAGTCAATATGATAACCATAGTCGGGTAGATTATTTGAATCTACAGAATTATGTATTACAGAAGATTCGTAATAGGCCAGGGCAAATTTTTTGAAATCAAATTCTTGCACATGAGACCATACATCATATAACCGTGTGTCTTTGTCTACGGCACGATTTC